AGGTTCAAAACATACTGCAGCAACTACATTAGATGGTAGTTCTCCTATCGAAACATTCACATCTAATCCTAATACATTAAGAGTGAATAAATCTGGTAGAGATTCAAGCGAACCAATATTGGAGATAGAATAACGGAATTTTAAAATATTTATATTTATAAACAAAGAATAATAAAAATATTATGGGATATTTAAGTAATACCGAATTAACAGTCGATGCTATCTTAACCAAAAAAGGTAGAGAAAAGTTAGCAGCAGGACAAGGATTAAACATCACTCAATTTGCATTGGCTGATGATGAAATCGATTACACACTTTATGAACCGGCTCATCCTTTGGGAAGTGCTTATTATGATGCAGCTATTAGAAATATGCCTGTATTAGAAGCAAATCCAGATGAAACTCAAGTAATGAAGTATAAATTAGTAACACTTCCTAAGAATACAACTCGTATTCCTGTGGTTGAATTTGGTGTTCCTAATATTTCGGTAAACCAAAGAAGTGGTGAGGTATCACTTTCTCCAACTACATCTCCAGCAGGAAATAGAAGATTAGGATACACTATTGTGTTATCTAATAAAAATGCAGGTGATATCGTAGGTGAAGGAGTAACTGCGGATGTAGGTTCAGTACCTGTATTCATTGGTGATGATGTATCAGCAACAGCGGCAGTATCGAAAGGTTTGACTTTTAAATTTATTCCAAACCCATCATTAACTTCGACTATCAGAACAACTATAACTGTTTATGGTAATGAAACGGGTGGTTCACAAACTATTCCAGTAACCGTAACATACGTTCAATAATATAAGATATGGCAATAATTAGAGATAATAGAGGACAGCTTTTAGCAAGTAATTTATCCCAATACTTAGCAGGCGCAGCAAACACCGCAGGAGTTCCTGTTGATACCAATGAATTGGTTAGAATTATGAACCAATTCTTAGGAGAAAGTGAGCAGATTAGTTCCGACTTAACAACAGTAACAAATGGTATTTACAAAAAATTTGGTGCTATCGATAAAGTAACTAATAGAACTGAAATTGTAACTTCAGGTATTTGGAGTGGAGATGTTGGTTCATTGGCAGTAACTGCATCGAATACATCATCTTTACAAGTTGCAGCAACGAGTGGTAAATACTACATTGATGTTTATAATGTACCAACTTCATCAGAAGGAGCAGAAGTACAATTTTCAATTGCATATGGTGATGTTAATGGATATGGTGCACCTACTTTAACGCAAGATGATACATCAACGTTATCTACAAAAGCAACTTACAATCAATTCAAAAATATTTTATTAGATTCTGCTGATAACTATTTTAGTGTATATAGTGGTTCAACCGCTGGTGCACATAATTTAGAATCATTCTATGTAATCAATGTAAATAGAGCAAGATACAAAGAAAGATTGGACCCAGGTAACATTTCAATTACATTAGATGGTACAAGTAGTATTACTTTAATTGATGATAGTGGTGGAACTGATGAAAATGTAACTACTGCAGGTAGAGTTTATAACTTAGTTAGTGGTTCATTAAACATAGGTTCAGCATTATCTGCATCTATTGAGAACTATTCATCGCCTGTAAATGGACAAGGATATGGTTTATTCTATCCTGATATGGGAATTATTTTATTAAACCCAGCTGCATTACAATCTAAAGTTGATACTAAATTAGCAGCAGCTAGTTCATCTGTAGCTTCTACATATCACATTAATAGAGGTTCTAATTTTGGTGGTGTTGCATTATTAAAAGCATTAGAAGGTGGTGAAGATTTCCAAGCGAGAAGAACTGAAAATGTTTCTACATCTCATTACTTTGTAAGAGCAAACAATAGAGAATTCAACTTCTCAAACAACCCAACATTCGTAACTGGTTCAGTTGGACAATTTGTTAATTCATCATTTGAAAGAGACCCTAAGGTGTATATTACTACTGTAGGTCTTTATGATGATGCAAACGAATTACTAGCAGTAGCAAAAACATCGCAACCAATTGCAAAATCTTTCGATAAAGAAATAGCAATTAAAGTTAAATTAGATTTCTAATCAGAGAATATAACTAACAATATAACCCCCTTCAATGGGGGTTTTTTGTTAAAACGATATTTATACTTGATATGTTAAAAAGAATACCAAAATCCGATATTAATATAAGACCTTTTAAGGCTTACAAAGAATGGAGTTTCGATGATACATCAAGCGAAATAACATTATTTGAAGCTAATATAAGTTCTAGCGCATTATCGAATGGAGTTCCTAAAAATTCTTTATATGGACAATTAAGAGCGCAATTTTACAATGGACATGAAGATAATCCATTTTTAAGATTTGGTAATAAAGAAAACGTATATGAAGTAAATAATGCAGCTAGAGATAGATTTCTTTCAAATGATGCTAAGATTATATCCATCCCACAAATATATGTGGGAGAAGGTATTAAAAAAGGTTCTGCCGTATTAGTTAGTGATAGTACTTCATATATAGATGATTCAAATGGTAATCTAATAGATTCATCAGGTGATACAATTACAATACTTTCGGTTGATATTGAAGATAATCAATTAGTATTTACCGATTTATTATCAACTGCATATTCTGCTTCATTTCAAACTGCGGTGGGAGATTTTGATATTGAAAATGGTACATTCAATTTAGTGTATGAAGGACAGAGTTATGATACGAATATTCTATCATTTGATATTGAAGCCGGCTTTGCTGTTGTAGATAATATACCATTCTTACAAGGAGCAGCTGGTGTTAGCAAAGTGGGTAATATATTCTATACACAAGGATTGATTGTAATCACTAGAAATGTTGAAACATTATTAACAACCAATTGGGATATATCATTCAAATCGACTAAAACAATTTATGAGCATGAATATCTTTTAATTGTTAATGAAGATGAATTTAATGTTTCTCAAAACCCATCTGCAATAGTAGAGGTAGGTAAAGTGGATGAATATATTACTGGTTCGGATGGTAAAATTTATAAAACAACAACTACACCTGGCGTTAAATATATTCGTAAAAAATCTACATTGGAAAATGGAAACACTTTGGATTATAGATTTGGTTCATCTGTAAATACCGCAATATCCGGTGGATTTGAACATTATGATTTAAGTGGTTCGGTAGATTCTACTGGCTCATTCCTAGTACCATTTATTACAACAATTGGATTATATGATGATAATTGTGATTTAGTAGCAGTTGCAAAATTACCACAACCTATCAAATCGGAAAGTGATATACCTGTAAACTTTATTATACGTTTTGATACTTAATTTATATTTATACTAAACAAAAAGAAATATGTCAAAGATTTTAGATTTATACAAAGCGGCTCAATCATCGTTAGGAGTTGATAAAATTTCATTTGAAGCTGGTTCAAACGCAAAGACACCATATACTACAAATGATTTGAAAAAAGTAGATGACCAAGTATTAACTGCTGCAAAATTCAAAACCGGAAGAGGTGGAGAAATTTCAGAAAAGAAATATTCGGATTCATTAAAAAAATAATTTAATGGCTAAAAAAGTTACAAAAAAATCTAGCAAATGGGTTGCTAAAAAATACGGATTCAAATCCGGATTAGAAGAAAACATTTCAGAGCAAATTAAAAATAAAGGTATTGAGGTATTATATGAAACCGAAAAAGTTCAATATATAGTACCCGCATCTCCACATACCTACCACCCAGATTTTAAATTACCAAATAATATCCGAGTAGAAACGAAAGGTAGATTTGTTGCAGCTGATAGAAAAAAACACCTATTAGTTAAGGAACAAAACCCGGAATTGGATATTCGTTTTGTTTTTTCAAACTCAAAGAACAAAATCAGTAAAAATTCGAAAACCACATATGGAATGTGGTGTGAAAAGAACGGATTTAAGTACGCAGATAAAGAGATACCAGACGAATGGTTTTTAGAACCGTAAAAATTTGGTAATATCAAATATTTGTCGTATATTTGATATGTGTTAAGTAGCAATGATAAAAATAAGGTAATTACTGCCCTTACTAATGTATTGGGTAGCGGTCTTACTCTAAAGGGTAACGAATTGGCATTTCATTGTCCATTTTGTAATCATCACAAACCAAAATTACAAGTAAATACGGAAACCCAAAAATGGCATTGTTGGACTTGTAATAGTGGTGGTAAGAAATTGACATCGTTACTTCGTAAATTAGATGTAGACAGAAAAACTATATCTCTCATTAGAGAAATCTATGGAGATAGTAATTGGACACCACAGCAAGAAGATGCTGAAACAAAGGTATTCATACAACTTCCAAAAGAATTTATTTCATTATCAGAAG